ATTCTTCTTCCATTTGTCCACCAATATTCTTGCATAAGTCAGTAAACCATTTATCGACTACTTCTTCATCAGTGGCACCTTCATAACCATGCTTGCGTAAGAAACTAATAAATGGTTTGTTCCATTCGAGTTCCATAAATCCCTGGTTTGGATTTTCTCCATCAAAGTTGGTGTTAACAACGTTGACCCAGGGTTCACTGCCTTCTTTACCAGTGGCTTCTGGTTTTTTACCAAATAAGTTTTTTAGTTTATCTAACATCTTATTCCTTAAACAAATCAATCTTTTCCCAAGGCAGATATTCTTTACCAAAGTGTCCATAGTTAGTTGTGCTACTATAGATAGGACGGAATAAGTTAAATCGTTCAATAATACCTTTTGGTGTTAGGTCAACATTTGACTCTATCCATTTGGTTAACATTCTACCTTGAGCAGGCTCAGCCGTTTCAACATAGAAACTCATTGGTTGTGCTAAACCAATCGCATAGCTAATCTGTACATTGGCCCACGGTGCTTGGCCACTTGCTACAATATTCTTAGCAATATAACGCATCATATAAGCGGCACTACGATCCACTTTAGTAGGGTCTTTGCCACTGAAAGCTCCGCCGCCATGAGGACTATAGCCACCATAAGTATCAACAATAATCTTACGGCCAGTAAGCCCAGTGTCACCATCAGGACCGCCAATAACAAATCGACCAGTAGGGTTGATAAAGAATTCAGTTTGTTCATCTACATACTTACCTGGTAATACATTACGAATAAGACCTGTAACAATTTTACGCACAGTTTCGATATCAATGTTTTCATCGTGCTGTGTACTACAAACAACTTTAGCAATACGTTTAGGAATACCATCATCATTGTATTCAAATGTTACTTGACTCTTAGCGTCAGGACCTAACCACGTTACTACACCTTTTTTACGAGCGTCTGTTAAGTGCCGCAGAATTTCGTGACTCCAATAAATTGCGCTGGGCATATAGTTATCAGTTTCGTTACAAGCATAGCCGAACATCAGGCCTTGATCACCGGCGCCGAAGTTATCTGTACCTAATGCGATGTCTGCGCTTTGTCCGTGTAGTAAGTTAGTAATTTCCGCAGTACGCCAATCAAAACCACTTTGCTCATAACCTACATCTTTAATAACTCGACGTACGGCACTTTCTACTTCTTCTTTATGTAATACACCTTTGTATTCTCCGGCTAATACTACTCGATTTGTAGTTACTAGGGTTTCGCAGGCGCACCGAAGACTTGAATCTTCTTTGGCCATTACTAAGTCTAATACTGCATCGCTGATAGCATCTGCAATCTTGTCCGGGTGTCCTTCTGACACGCTCTCGCTGGTAAACAAATAACTCATTTAGTTCCTTTTTCTAATTCTTTTACTACTTGATTGATAGTACTTGCAACATTCAATGCTGCCTGTTTGTTTAAAATCAATGTGTGTTGATCTTCTCTATAGCCCTTGGTTAAAATATCCCAGGCTGCTTTAAAACGACTAAATCCTGGTTTCCAGAAGGGCGTGGTAGTATTTACATAAAATGTCATTTCAACATCTTTAGTATCTTCTTCTCCTTCAAGTTCAATCCACATATGAACTTGGTGATCTCCATCGTGACAATCGCAGGCAATTGTATACGACTTACTACCACCATAATCTCTATCCAACATTATTCCCTGTGCAGGTGTTTGTATCATTTGCCCCATCCATTGCTCCAGATGTCAACGTGTAGTCTTGGACTATAACGATAACCTTTTTCTAGTGCAATGTCTGCAATGTGTTTACTGTTAGCAAAGTAAGCCGCATCTGTGCCGCCCACTGGCATAACAAACGCAGGACCTTTAAATCCTGCTTCACGATACTCTGCTGTAGCGGCATCTACTTCTTTAAAGTCTTCTAACTTATCAACTACAAACTTCAAGTAAGTAAAACCTCTTGTTTGATATTCTGCAACAACTTCAGGACAAACAGCATCCTTCCACGACTCGCCACTGGCACTTAGTTTAGGACTTACACTAAATGTAATTTGATCTTTACGTAGATGATAATCATTCATTAGGAAACGTTTAAAATCTTCGTGTAAGTGTTGAGTACCATTAGTCTCAAATGTAAGATTTTCTAAGTCACGCATTTTGTTTTCACTGAGCAGGTCAGGATATAATTGTTGCCAACCTAGCAAAGGTTCACCGCCTGTAATAACAAGATGTACGTCATTACCATTGTCTTGCCGCCAAGCATGATTAGGAGTCAGCTTTAACATCTCGTCAATGGCTTCATCAATGCTGTAGTAAGGACTAAGATGTTTAAATGCAGGATGCCAACTTGCATAACTATCGCAACCTGTTTGCGCTAAAGGCAAGTCCATAAAGGATTTGTATAAGTGAACCTTGGCACCAATGTCGTCCGGTTCTGTAGTCTTTTGACCAGTAGGTAAGCCAAAGCCTGGGCATTTGAAGTTACAACCGAATGTTCGGAAGAACACACTAGGTACGCCGATAAAACGTCCTTCACCTTGTGCGCTATAAAAGATTTCACTTACTTTAATTTTGTCCATATCGTATTCCTGCGTTAGAGTTTTTTAGTTTACTTCCGTATTTTAACTTCAAAAGGCACTCCATGTCAAGTGAAATATCACCTTCTATGGCATACCATTCAGATTCTTCTGGAGCAGTCCAAGTGTCATATAAACTACGAATTCGACAATCTGGATAGTTGTCTTCTAGCCAATATTCTAACTGTTTAAATTCCCAAAAGTTAAGGAATATTAACTGCTGACCTTTTACCGTGGGCATTTTACTTTACTTTTTTGGCTTTCTTCGGTTTTGATTCTACTGCTACTGGAATGGTACTCTCTGCTTTTAGTAGTGCCTCACGAACATCACGCATCAATGCTTCATCATCCCATTCTAATTTTTCAGGATAACCATTAGTGTATGTGATAGTTAAGTGACTACCTTTTACAACTTTAGTTTCTGGAAATACTAATTTAGCACTGCCAATAGTTCCAGGCATATCAAGAGTGATACTATCCTTTTTCTTAGTTGCTTTCTTAGTAGTCTTTTTTACTTTAGTTTCTTCTACTTTAGTTTTTTTCTTTGTTGCCATTATTCGTCTCCTTTAAAATCAATAACATTGCCATCTTCGTCTGCAATGATAATACGTACATTGCCATCTTCATCTTCAATTTCAATTGGACCCCAGACCCAGCATTCAGTGTCACTTAGATACCAATCACCGTCCTCATCATCTTCTAATGCATAAGCACCTTCTTCATTGATAAGTTCTCTAAGACGTTCGACTTCGTCTTCATCGTCGATTCCTTCGACTTCGACATCACCCCAGCATCCACCATCAAACATTTCAATCATTTCAGTATTATCGATATTATCTCCGATTAAACTGAATAAGTCTAAGCTATCTTTCTTGCCATCACCACCCGGTACTTCAGTAAACTGAATGTCAGGGAATTCATCATCAGTGGTTTCAACAGTAAATTCTGCACTACGGAATCCGTCTTTGACAATAATTTTTGCATCATCAATTTTACGATTGTAAAAATGCTCGTGCTGTTCGCAAGATTTTTTGTAATGTGTTCTAATAGTCCAAATAGCCATTATTATTCCTCTATAAAATCAATCAACATACATAATATACTAATTATGTCTTATGTTTAGCACGTAACGAATGCCTTTATGTACTCTTCTTACCTCGTGTAATACATTATAAGGATACGTTACCATATCACCCATTTGTAAATCCGTTACATTTTCGTCTATTACTAATTTTCCGCCTATGTAAAAATTCGGATCATTTAGCTGAATAATCGAACTTTTACTAGAAGGTTTTTGTAAATTAATGTCGTATGCATCTTTGTGTTTGGGTATGAAACACGTAGCATTATATTTAAGAACTCTAATATTAGTAATTTTATCAAATATCTGACCTTGACGATCCGATATCTCTTTAAGGATATCATCAAATTCTTCTAATATATATTCAGCTATCAAAAAGTGCCCAGTATTACTAGCATAGTACCTATCCTGTTCGAAATCGTTAATTATTATACGATTTGGAAGAGTATGGTACAAATCAAAAATATGTTCTATATTTTCTTTTGTTAAAATATTACGTGTGTATATCATTGCAAAATTCAATTCTAACCTTGATTAACTTCTTTCTAGTTCTGTTGCTTCTTGGATTAACTCGACAAGATCTGCCATACTTGTACATACAATTTTAGAACTTGACCAATCTTCTTTATGATCATGACCAGCAATTTCTACCATAAAGCCATTGTCATACATATAAACTGTAAAGCTATCGTTAACTTTAGCTAGCTTGTCACTGATTTTATTCACTTTCGTTTTTGCCATTATCTTTTCCTTTAAGTTCATTCATAAACCAAGTATGTGCCGCATCTTGTATATATGGATATTTAGATACTAATTCCTGATCTTGGCTCATGTCCATGATCATCTGTTTCATAACTTTGATAACAGAAATCCAATCATCTGCTGTAATAGTTCCTGCTTTGGTTACTATGTCACCGTCTAATTTAAATGTAATAACAGGATCAGGATTACCAATTTGGATAGCACTAGTAGTATTATGTTGAGTTATACCCTGCGGCATCTGCGACATCCAATTGGTTCCATTCATACCATTAGAAGTTAGAAATTGACCATTCGAACCTTGAGCACCAACAACGTAAGGTCCAGAGGGAATAGCACCGTATCCTGGCTTAGATGTAGCCATTGCGCTCTTCTACTCTCCAAAGTTTAATACGCTGTCTGTCAGAATCGTTTTCATTACGAGGTCCTGGCTCGTCTTTACTAATATAAGCAATTCTGACTTCTACATTCATATCTTGTAGGTCGCTCATAATTTCATTAATTTGATCAACCAATGACTTTAGTTCATTGGCTTTAGATTCTATTACAGCGTCTTTCATCTTGGTGCAAACTCCTGTTGTAGCTTAATGTTATCAAAGAATTCTTTCTTTGCACCTGGATCTTCTTTAAAGAATCCTTTAAGTACAGTAGTCTGTGTTAAACTAGAGTGTGCCATAATGCCACGATTTTCACAGCACCCGTGTACTGCTTGGATATAAACTGCTACATTTTCAGAATCAGTTGCCTTACTAATTTCTCTAGCAATGTCATTACATAGTTCTTCTTGTAATGTGCCACGACGAGCACACCACTGAGCAATACGAGTGTACTTAGAGAGACCAATGAGTTT